GGTTAGTTTATCGATAATCGGATCAAATGCCATTAGTCGCTCTCCTTAGTATGTGTATATTATAGCATCTATTTACACACCTGTCAACCAAAAAAGTGGGCGGGCAAGCCCTGAGAAGCCTCCCGCCCTTGCAATGGGCGAGGTCTTAATTCTCCATTGCACTCAAAACATACTTGCCAAAACGCTTGTGGAACTCGTCAAAGCTCTTCATCTTTGTAGCGTCAAAGGGCAAGTTGTAATTTGTCAAGCCCGTCTTAGCACCCATCACCACCAACTCTGTTGGGAAGTTATCCATCATGTAGCGGAAGAAGCAGTCTGCCATAGCATCCCAACCTTTAGACTTCTTCTCTGCTTGATCCTTAAGTTCATAGCACAGGCTCACAGTCAAAGAGTACATGGCTGACACTTCCTTAATCTGCAGGTCCTTGACCTTGCCTTCCAAGATGTCCAACGCCTTAGGCAAGCGACCTGCAATCTTACGGTGAGCCATAAACTTAATAGCCAGGCCATCACCTACGGCACCCGCAACCAAATTGTGCATGGTGTCAACGTCGCAGTCCTCGTCCTTGAGCAAGTCGCTCACAAACACCCACGAGCGTGGAGTTGCAAAGGCCTTGCTGGGCGACTTAGGATCGAAGTCGTATAAGTCCTGCTTGGCGAAACCCACATAACCCAACACCTCAGGGTGAACGTCATTCATAACAGCCCACTCTTGGAAGTCATCAAAATCTACCTTTGCTTCCAAGTGAATGAAACGGTTAGCCAGCGGAGCAGGCATACGATATGTCACGCCACGATCGCCTTCTCTGTTACCAGCGGCAACCACGTCAACACCCTTAGGCAATTCGTAAGTACCAACACGACGGTTAAGGATCAACTGATAGGCCGCGGCCTGTACCGCTGGAGGAGCACTGTTCAATTCATCTAAGAAGATGATCGCAGTTGACTCTGGGTTGGTAGGAAGCTCTGCAGGGGGAGCCCAAACCATTGTGCCCTTGTCTGCATTGTAATAGGGGATACCCTTAATGTCTGTAGGCTCCCACAGGGCCAGGCGAACGTCGATAACTTCGCGACCAGCGTCTTCGCCGATCTGCTTAACGATGTCACTCTTACCAATACCTGGAGGGCCCCAAAGGAACACAGGGCGGCGTTTCTTGATTGCAAAACGAATTGATTTCTTTGCGTTCTTGGGACCAACTTGTCGAACGCTAATGTCTGTTGACTTTGCCATAATAAGACCTCTTTCTTTCTCAGTTAAAGTTGCTTTCTCAGTGTTAATAGTATAACACCGAACAGCTCAGTTGTCAAGCTCTTTTTACGAAGTTTAATTGTGTTGTATTATCGCTACGAACACTTTTAATCTTTGCTTTGATAGTTAACTTCTGCCCTGCTTCTAAGTTACTATTATACCAGAAATCCACGAAACTGTCAACCAGTTTAGCAGTAACCCTGAACTTGTCATAGTCTTTGCTGTAGTAGCACTTGACCACCTCGATCTCGCCCTGGATCTTGTCACCCACAGCGCCCTGCAATTGAGTAGAAGCACGGACTTCGCGAGCCAACTCGTTACGGATTTGATCGCGCAGCATCACACCAGGCAAGCAGCTTACGATGGCAAACTCCAACATGTTACGGCCAGTGAACTCATCCATCTGTGCAATGCGGAGTGCCTGCTGTTCGAAGTCGTTGATCTTGCCCGAGATCTGTTTCAGCAAGAAGCCATTGAAGTAGTTGCGAACCGCACGACCCTTCTCAACGTCCTCTGCTGTGGCTTCGGTGAATGCACCCTCGCGGAGCCATTGCTTGACCATTAGCTTGTTGGCCTGGGTGACTCGCTTCTGGCAGTCGTTCTCCAGCACGTAGACATCTTCTTTGAAGTAGCCTCCGTTGATACGATCTGCTGCTACCGCCAATCCCCAAACTTGATCTGCTGTAAACATTGTTCGCTCCGTTGTTTCAGTATATATCTATTATAGCATCAGTCGCCCAAAGTGTCAACCAACTGGAGTGCCGGTCAAAGAAAAAAGGTGTTGTATTTCTACAACACCCTCAAAAGACGCCCCGGGAGCGAATCGGCTTGTCTATTTGAAACCCTAATTAAAGAGTGATGCCCATTGCTTGAGCTTTGTAGCCTAGAGCAACGATCTCACGTGATGGCTTGCCCATCACATATTCAGTTACCTGAACACCGTTGCCTGCTGTACGGCTGTTGGTATAAACAGCGTAGCCTGCTTGACGAATGCGGCTGGCTTCTGCTGCCAGGTTGCCAACACCTAGGTCATGCTTGGCCTGTGCTGGAGTAAGTGCTTTACCATTGTAAAGTGCTGTGAAGACTTTGAAAGTCTTGGTTTTTGGATTGAATCTCTTCATTTTAAGTTTCCTTTGTTGTGGCTGTTTCCTAACAGCGTCATACAAGTATACAGACATCCATGATCAAGAGCAATGGTCAATTTCGCCAAATCACTTCTTCACAGACACTTTGGTTTGGAAGAAAGCACTCATTATCAGAACAGCTAGCCAAGTCTGCCAAGTGTAAGGAATAGCTAATACAGGGAACAGGATGTTCATTGCCCAAATTACCAGCCAAGGGCCCAACAGAACCAATGCTACAATCAACACAGCAAATCCTACCACCAACATGATTTTATTCATTTTCATACTCCGCTATCTCTTGTAGACGTTTAACTTCGGCCAGCTCTTTCTCAATCTCTTTGTTCTTGCGTTTGTTTCCTACGCTAGACCCACGATTGTAGACTAGCCATACATGATCTTCGCAATAGACCTTGCCAGGCCACAAGCTCTTGCATCCGCACATAGTGAACGGAGACTCCTTCTGCTCCGGACCTATGTACTGGCACCCTGCAATATCGCTCACGCAACACCTCGCTTCATAACAGTGACCTCTGCCATTGCTTCCCAGTTGTCAGCAAACGCCTTGCGCAATTGTGCAACCTTCAACACCGTACGCAGGCTCAGCTCGCGTAGTTTAGCACGGTTGTTAGACACAAAGTCCACAACATCAATCTTGGCCACATCGCTCAGCTCGTATTCGTCCAGCATGCCGTCTGCAACGATCTGCTTGATACGCAGGACCTTCTCACGATCTGTATCCATCTGCAGATCAATGTAGTGGCAACGGCTCTCAAGAGCGGCAAGGTGATCCTGTAGCTTCTTAGAGCGTACATTCTCAAACTTGATGTTGGTGATAAAGATCGCACCAGCCTTGAACTCGAAGCGATCTGGGATGCCTTCGCTTCGCAGGATACGGCTGTCAGTGTTCCAGCTGATAGTACGCTTCTTAGAACTGTCCAAAGCCGCCTTAAGAATGTTCAGGCTCAAGTCGTCCAGCAACACTGAGTCGCAGTCATCAAACACAATAACATTCTTCTCACTTGAGAACTCGTAGAGCTTAGAATACAAGCCAATGGCACTCATAGCACCTTTGACAATCTCGTAGCGTGGCTTGCGCTCGCCTAAGGTATTGAACAAGTCGTCCTTAGTCAACACTTCTTCAACACCAAACGATTTGCCTACACCTGGGGGACCTGTCACAATCATAGCACGTACATCGCCTGCTTTCACAGCCTTAGTCATGTCTGTAAGTACTTGGAAGCGAGCACGAGTCTTTTCGATCAGCTCGTCATCTGTGATATGTGCTACAGCCGAGTCAGCCACCTTGAGCTGTACCAAACTGTTCTCTCCTACAGGAGCCTCGTCAATGTGCGCGACCACGCGGTATGCATTAATGCCAGAGACCTTGACGCGGATCTTCTTGTAGGGGTTGCGACCACCTTCAATCTCATCGCCTGCAAGGCAAGTAATTGCCTCGCCGTCAAAGTCCTTGACCATTTGCAAGCGGATGCCTGGGGTGATCAAATTCTTACGGGCACCGTAAGCACCTTCTGTAATCTCAACTAGTGTAGCCATTTTTCGCTCCTGTGTGTTAGTGTATGTGTCTATTATAGCGCACTCTAGGGGTTTCGTCAACCCCTAGTTGTGCTGTGGCATTTAAGCCACACATGCTGCTTCTTCAACCAATGCCTGCATCAAGGGCTTGAAGTCTTCGCTGTGATCTGCTACAAACCAAACAGCTTGACCGTGTACTGAGCGCAGGATGTACTCGTATTCCTCATACTGGTGGTTCAACAGATAGTCCTCATAGCTAGCGAACTTCTTGGCACTCGTACCTGTCTCGCCACGATCACGTCCGTAGAACGTAGTCATGTCGCCGTAGAGTTTGTCGTAGGCCTCGCCGTCCATTGGAACTTCAAGTCGGCTAAAGGCATGCTTGGTACCTACTGTGGGCCTAAGTGAGCTGATGTCACCCAAGTCAATCAAGTCACGCAAGATGAAAGGGTTTGAATAGTGCTCTTGCAGCATCTGACCGTTGTGTGCCAAATAGCCGTCCCAGTGGCAGTATACCTGCTCAACTGTACCGTCTGCATATTCTAATGCAATTGTGCTTCGTGTTGCCATTGTATCGCTCCAATATTGTTAAGTTAAGTGTCTATTATAGCAGCTTTCGCTCAACCCGTCAACCTAGTGTGGCAATAACCCTACCCACTGTAGGGTCAAACTTCAAGAACACCTTGGTGCTGTCCGTGCCGCCCTTTACAGGAAAGGTACACATGTAACAGAACTCGCCCCCATTTGTGATCCCTAGGAACTTGCGGCCCGTGAATTGGTAGTCCTCATTGTCTAGGGCCTTGGTCAATGCTGCCGCTGTAAACGTTGTCAGCGTAGTCAGTTGTTCAGCTGTGATCATGCTGCAACTCCTTCTGCATCAAGTTCCCAGCTGATGTCCTGGAACTTCTTGTATAAGCGGTAGACATCCCGTTTGGCTTCTACCAACGCTTCAGCAATGAGGTCTTCGGCAGTCCCGTCAGTAAGGACTTCGCGGGCGTCTTCGTATAAGCATCCGCCCAAGAACTGTGAACTGAGTTCGATGTTCTCAACCATAACTCGGACACGCAGCATGAACCAGTCAAGATTCCCGTGTTCGATGTTGTGGTTGATCTCTGCGATATCAAACTGGGTGTCATCAAAACAGTCTTTGGGGTCCAGGTCTTCATATGATTTATCCACAATAATATCAAAGCCGTTGCGCTCGTATACAGCCAATTCGTCGTAGTGTCTCATTTAGATCTCCGTTTCGTATTCGTAGAATGTAACTGTAGGGTCGTACTTTTTCAGCTGACGAGCCGCTGTCATCAACTCTTTGTAGCGACGGTTGACCTCTGCTCTAGGCAGTTCACCATCGCATGTCAAGTTCTCTGGGCTTAAGGCCGCATCAATCATGTCTGCTACAGCCTGACGGTCTGCGGCACTGTTAAGACTGTACTGGGGACCCTTGAAGAATGAGTTCCAGTGGTTCTTGTCTTTCAAAAATTTCTCTAATGCTTTCATCTTGTGCTCCTTAAGCGGGTGTTAACAGTTTACGGAAGTCGTTCATTACAACTCGGAAGGCCTGCTGTTCAACAGGCTCAAATTCATCCAGGTTGTCCTGCATGTACTGCAGAGTCTCTAACAGTCCTGAGCCATCAGCTTCTTTGCGTTGGCTAATGTATACCATAGCTTGTGTGAATGTCATCTTTCGCTCCTTTGTGTGTGTATGTGTCTATTATAGCGCCATTAGCCCAATCAGTCAACTAGTCCCCACGAACATCCGTATTCAGTGTAGGGTTAATAGCACGGCGTAGTTCAACTTCGCGCTTGTGGGCCTGAGCCTTGCCACGAACCACTTCGTGTACGTATACTTCTATCTCGCTCTTGTCGCTGAGAGTGCGCAGGGCATGACACAAGGCCCAATCCTTAGCTTCTTTCTTAGCACGATAGAAGTGTTTAGCGGCACGTGCCAAAACTGACTTATTAATAGTGGTCTCAGTCTTGGCTGTGACTCCTATGTAGTTGCCCCCAGCAACACGCAACTCATATATGATATGATTGCGGTCGGTGCGCTTTTTACGAATGGTGTTTGTCTGTGTCATGTGTCTATTATACTGCATTTTGGCTGTTTCGTCAACCAAAATAAAAAGACACTAGACTGCGTAGGGTTTCTCGTTCTAGATGATCTCCTTTAAGGTTACCCACAGGATATTCACAGTGTGATGTGGATATCCAAACTGTAGCCAAAATGCCACACTTTGGGCTGTGTCGCGGCACTCTCATTAGCTGCTGGCTGCTGCTGTAGGGCTGGTGTACGCTGCGCAGCATTCAGGATTCTGCTGCTGTAGATGGTAGGACCGACCGGAATCGAACCGGTATGCATTGCTGCGAGAGATTTTAAGTCTCTTGTGTCTACCTATTTCACCACGGTCCTCAGTCTCGATGCTGCTGCAACGTTGTTGGCCAGTCCTACTGGATTCGAACCAGTGGCCTACAGCTTAGAAGGCTGTTGCTCTATCCAACTGAGCTAAGGACTGCTGCTGTACTATTAATGTTTGGTGGGCCCCCCGTGAGTCGAACACGGCACCAACGGATTATGAGTCCGCTGCTCTAACCAACATGAGCTAGAGGCCCGATAATCTTATGATTCTTTATAGCCCCTTAGGAGTTCTGAATCTTCTGGATCCGCAGCCAGTGCGCCTGCTGCTACGAAACGGTGCAGATCTTCCATTTTTTCTGCGAATACCTCAGGGCATGATGCTGCTGCTCGCTGCATGTCCCAGTCTGATGGATAGTGACGCAGCATGCTTCGGGCCGTGTCTCGGACCAGTTTAGGTACTCTAGGTGTATGTTCTCTATTGCAAAGATCCAATAGGAACCTTCGGGTCTGTACTACAGCACGGTATCTTTCATCTGGTAGTGTCATAATAGTTGCGTTTGATAGTTGCACAGGATCTCTGCTTCTAGATAGCAGTCTTTTCTTCAGCATGTATATATTATATGATCGTTACACGTTCTTGTCAACCTGAAATGGCTCATTGAGCAGCGGGGCCAATGGCTGAAAAGCCCGAGGTTTTGGATGCAATAGGGGATCAGGTTGGAACTCCCGTACCGTAGTCGAGTATAGTCTAATAGTGTAGGGTCTAGAGTTAGCTGTATATAACAGTAGTACGCCTTCTGGGACTTCATGCATACTATATTTAAGTGTAGGCATATACGTATACATATACACTGTATACGCACAATCCAGCAGCGGGGCCTATTGTGGGTCTACGGTTGGCACTGTACAGGGATTGGTTGCAGCAGATCACCGTGATTCTAGAGTGGATAAATACTGGCAGCACCTATTCTAGACAGTGAAAACTACTGTAGATGAGTCGTTTGAGTAGGGTTTGGCTGCAATTTACAAGAGTTTGAGCACGGCCAGGTCTATGGCTTATGAGGCATGCAAAAAATTCACACAATTCAACACTTTATTGCACTTTATCACACACATTAGATAACCATACCCCACACAGCGGGGCCTATATGCATGATCACCCCCACCAACCGATCAGTAAATCACACTTTTTTGCATTTACTGTTCATTCTATAATTCTCTAGAGCTGCCGCAGGCTTCTTGACCCTAGCCACTCTACACACTTATACATACGCATATACGTATACACGACTTGATATCCAGCAGCGGGGCCTTTACCCAATCTGTTACACACAGTTAAATACTCTATGGATCATAAACTATACTCACTCATAGCAGCTATTACACTGGTAACCATTTGGTATGTTATACACCTTTGATTACTCTCTAACTCAATTGGAGCAGTGTCATGACTATGTATTAGCCAGATACAACATAGCACGTATTATACATCTACTCTATGACGATCTACTGGATCATTATATAGTCATAGTTGACTGCGATGAAAAGAC